GCCAAAGACATCAAACATAATGTAGGAACAGACGAAGGAACAGTATTTGTAAGCCCAGATGCAGGCGGCGTTGTACGAGCTCGAAAGTTTGCAGATATGTTCGGCGGAGACATTGCTATTGTAGACAAGCGCCGACCTGAAGCAGGCAAAAGCGAAGTCATGAACTTGATTGGCGATGTTAAAGGCAAACATGCCATTCTGGTTGATGACATTATTGACAGTGGTGGTACATTATGCAATGCAGCCAAAGCTATTATAGATGCAGGTGCGCTGAGTGTTAGAGCATATATTACACATGGTGTATTGAGTGGCGAAGCATGTCAGCGTGTTGAAAAGAGTGTGCTAGAAGAACTAGTAATCACAGACAGCATTTCAGATCGTTGCCCTAAGAACTGCAAAAAGACACGACAGGTTAGTGTCGCGCCTTTGTTTGGTGAAGCCATTCGTCGTGTAACTAACGAAGAATCAGTTAGCAGTTTATTCGGTTAGTGTTGACTATTTTCTTTGCCACCAGCGTACATTTCTAAATAGTTGATATAGTTTTCCATTGAATGATCTGAGAAACTATCTATTTGTCCACGTTTGATACCCATCCATAGTCCACGCCACTTGTCTTTAAACAATTGCCAACCAGTAGGCTTTCGAACATTGCCGTAGGCATTTAGATAATGCTGAGTGCCGTGATGTTTGTATCCCATGATTGCAAGGGGAACAGTAGTGACGATGTCATTGTTGTTCTTCCAACGATGATGCACAACACCAAAACTATCACAATACTTCTTCCAACCCACACGCGGCGATCCATATGTGTATAACTCTTCAGGACTAGAAATACTTGCATAATTTTTACAACGACTTGCCATTATGGTAGCCATAGCAGCGCCCAGACTATGTCCACAGAACCAAACTTTTTGTTTCTTGCCAACTAAATCATCACAAATGTCAGGCCAAAGCTCATCGACTTCTGTTTTGAATCCCCTGTGTACTCTGCTAACAGTTTCTGCCATTACTGGAAATGCTTTTAAGTCTGCTTTGATATCATTAAACTCGCTTGGCTGTGTACCACGACACGCAATGACTAAGTCCTCCTTGTTCATAAAACGATATGCTTGTGCACCATCCTTTTCATAAAATTCTACAATTGTAAAGCCTAATTTCTTAGCTTGCTTTTTTACATCTTTTATGTTACTATATGCTATACTTGATAGTTTGGCAAAAAGAAGAGACTTCTCCTTGAAATTCATCCCCGATATTGACATTTGTGTGCCCTCCAATGTTTGTATTATTTATATGCAAAGTGTACTAAATACTGTATAGGAAATAGTAATCATGAAAAAACGTACTAGAAGTATACTTGAAGAACTTAATAATGTTCATGGTCGCAGAGACAATGATCATCTTATCGACGCCACTGCCAATAATATTATTGAAAGTGCTATCAATCTATTAAGTAGAATACATTCTACATACGATGTTGACACAGCTAGCGAATTAGAGCGCCGCTTTATTAACAGTATCAAATCAAACGATCCACGTAAGTTTAAACGTAGCATGGGCAGAATAATAGAGAGTAAGAAAAATGACAATTCTTAAAGAAGGCGGAAACGTTTTTAAAACTGGTGAAGGTCCACTAACACAGCGTATACCTACGCCGGCAGTAAGACCTACTGTTGGTGCGATTGAAAAGATTGTAGGGTTAGAGTTTGTCGACGATGACTTGCTAGGTACCACAGGCAAGAAGGTAGATCCGGACGGAACATTTGAAAAGAACTCATCAGGCGACTTAGATCTAAACACTGACCTAAACAAAATAAGCAAAGAAGAACTAAAAGCAAAACTTGTCGCTTGGTGCAAGAAGCAAGGTATTCCAGATGATCAAATCATGAACATGAGCAAAAAGGACATGATTGCTAAAACTGGAGATAAAAGCGCAGTACCATTTACAGGTGGTTACATCCACGATGCAGGAGACCAAGTACACTTCCGTATGCCTATTCAAGGAGGCAAAGGATCTGTGCAAACTGACTTTATGATGACAACTAACCCGGATTTGCAACGTGGAGCCAAGCGTGGCGGCACAGAGCAGTACAGTGGTAAAGACAGAGCTATCTTACTATCAAGTATTGCAAGAGGCAGAGGCTACAAGTTTAGTCCTAAGTTTGGTGTAGTTGATCCAAACAATGGAGATGCAGTTGTTGCTGACAACTGGGATGAGATAGCAAAAATATTACTAGGCGCGGGTGCTAAAGAAGCTGACACACATACTGTTGAAAGTATGATAGCAAAGATCAAAGGTGATCCTAACTACGAAACACTGATCGGTCCTTGGAAAGAAGCGATGGAAAAAGAAGGCAAAAGTGTGCCTGAGTCTGCACCAGCAGGGTATAAAACACTAGAAGATAAACAACTAGAGCGTATTAGACAACTTAGTGGATCGTTATTAAACAGTGTATCTATGTCAAGTGGAGCATTTAATAAATGAGATTTACTGAGTTCCGTACAGTATTAACAGAAGCAGCTAAGGTAGGTCGTGAGTATCAACACCTAGAAGATCTTGTGTTTGTTAAAGGATCTAAAGGCGCACTTGAAGCAGCAGATATTTTAGATAAGTTAGGCACTGACAGTTCGGACGTTGCAATTAAATGGGACGGCAATCCAACTATCTATTGGGGACGTGAGCCAGACGGTACATTTGTACTTGTAGGCAAGAACGGTTGGGGACGTAACAAATCAACAAGCTCAGAGGATTTGTCACGTTTTATACAAAACTCAGGCAAAGGTGTAGATGAAGAACCTTGGCGCAAAGACTTCGGCGAAGAGATGGCAGAAGTGTTTGAACTTATGAAGTCTGCTACTCCTTCAAACTTCCGCGGCTATGTATACGGTGACTTGTTATACAGCCCACGCAAGCCATTTACTAAAACAGATGGCGCAGTAGAATTTGAACCAAATCTAGTCAAGTATACAGTTGACACGAATGGCCCACTCGGCGAGCGCATAGCGAACTCAAAAGTGGGTGTAGTAGTTCACACAAAACTTGAAGAGTTTGGTTCAAAGTCTGCTACTCCTTTTAAAGATGTAGAAGAACTTAATAGTCCAGACGTAGTAGTACTGGGGCAAACTTATGTTACACATCAACCCAAAGTTGACACATCAGAAGTTAAAAGTATCAGAGCAACTGCTGAAAAAAATGCACAGTTGATTGACAATTTCCTTGCACCGGTTGCAGGATTAAGTGATATGAAGAATATCATTTACACATATATCAATCACATGACACGCACACAACAGCTAAAGAATATCGAAAATGGATTCTTTGATTGGCTCAGTGCATCTAAGGTAAGTAGTAACAAGCAAGCAAAGATACAAGCAATGCACGAAGCAAGTCCCAAGGCTCTGCCTGCTATCTTTGGGCTTGTAAAACAGATTATGTCTGCTAAGGATCACATCATAGATCAATTAGACGATGCTGACGCAGACGTTAAGGCAACAACAAAAGGCGAAAAGGGCGGCGAAGGTTACGTGGCTCTTGGATCAAAGACTAAACTAGTGCCACGTACAAGATGGCAACCAAATTAAGGAAGTAGACAATGAAAATTAATGAAGTAACAGAAGCTGTGGTTGATCGTCGACCAGGTTATGCAACACAGGATAATCCTGTGACAAAAAAGTATGCGGCTATTGCTGACCATCTAGACAAATTTGCCAAGACCTTAAATATGAAAGATGACAAACAACTAAAACTTTCTACGACTATTGAACAAGTTGGGCAAGAACTAACACTATTAAACACAGGCCAAAGCGCAAAGAGCTTTGCAGAAATTGCAAAAAGAGTTGGAGCTGATGAAAAGTTAGTTAAAACAATTATCGAAATGGGTGAAAAAATGTTTAACGCTAAAGGCGATCAGCGTCAAAGCGATGACGCAGGCGATGATATTGATAGTGATGATTTCGGCGGACCGAGCGATGACGAGATTGCACGTCAAGCAGATGCAAGAGCAGCGAAGCGTAGATAATGACTGAGAAGTATACCGCAGCACAGTGGGCAGAGATCGAAGGCGGCCATGAAGTTACGCCTGCACAAGAAGAATCTTATTCTTTCTTGAGAGATTTGCACGAGTCACGTATGACCAAGGACAACGGCAATGCCAAGAAGTTGACCTACACTGACTGCGGTGAAAGAATGTATCTAACACTGTTGGCATTGGAAACAATGCGACAGTATCCGGACTTCAAAGCATATGTGCAACGCTACTGCAAAAAGACAGCAGGGTTTGAGCGATACAAAATGTATCGCATCATGGGCACTGACCTCTACAACTTCATCTACTTCCTTGTAGGGGACAGCAGCGCACAAGACAAACTCAAAGATCCAGACAGTGCAAAACGTATGCGAGCAGCTACAAAGCTACCTACAGCAGCAATTAATAGATACATCAATGCAGTTGCACAAGGCAAAGAACCTTCACAAGTCAACAGTATGCTAATGGCAATTGAAAGTGCTATCAAGGTTACCAACAGCGATTACAAAGCAATACGCAGGAACCTAACCAACTTTGCACGTTTAACCAAAGCAGAGAAACGTTTGGTGTCGACACGTCTTATCTTTGCTGTTCGTGCTAAACTACGCAGTTCAGATATTATTGAAGATTTTGAGAAGTTTGCAGCAGTTAAGAACCTAGAAAAAGCAAGCGTAGTTGATCCAGAACCAACAGTATCTACACCAGACATCAGCAGCACACCTGCTGACCTTGCACTGTATAAATATCTAGTAGGCGACAAAAACCTAGCACTAACCAAGAAGTTCTTAGAGCAAGCTAAGGATGGTAAAGCAGCAAGTGCTAACATGGTACAAGCATATATGCCAGCTATTAAGATGATAGACGACATAGTAGCAGCAGGCCCTGCGTATGTACAACAGCTAAGAGCAGTACATAAGAGAGCCAAAAAAGGCTAAAGTAAACACAAAAATAACGTAAAATGATAAATAATATTATACAAAACGCAAGAGAAGGCGTTTTGCCATTAGATCATAGGAGAATATAAAATGGCTGAAGTAACAAACACAAACGGAACAGTAGCAGACGGTAACGGCTTAGGTCCAAAAACAGTAGTAATTAACATTGCAAAGACAAACATCACTAAAGCAGAGATGACAACAATGGTGCAAGCACTAGGTGCAGCTGGACACACTGTTGCAGGTGTAAAAGGCATGCTAGCAGACGAAACAGCAGACAACGTACAAGTTGTTCTACAAGGTGGCGTAGACTACGTTGCAGATGCAACAGACGCACTAGGCGTAACTGGCGCAGCAACTACAATCATTGCTGGTCCATTCGACCAAAACCCTGCATAAGAATTCCTTTACCTTAGGAACCGTGATGTTATAACAGGCGTCACACTAAAGAGTCACTTTTTAAGTGGCTCTTTTTTTATGACTTAAATACTGTATGAGATTTACAATACATACCCTAGTAGACATAACTGAGACAGGTGCTCGTCGAGGCGAAGACCCTAAACAATATCGACAACAACAAAACTTTCTAACAGTTATGCAGACTATTGGACTAAGAGTAAATCCAACGTATGTTGCAGCACCAGAAGTTGTTAAAGAAGTTCCGAGTAAACTAGGACTGGGTACATCATACAAATCTAAACAATCTGTTTGGAAATATGTGTTTGACATAGAGTATGAAGGCGCATTGGACGTAGATACACTAGTAAATGACTTTGATCTAATACCAATTATCACAGATCTAGACGAAACTGCAAAGTTTGAAAATGCACATTTCATTACCAATAATGATGCAATTAACAATATACTTTTTGAAATAGATGATAAATAAAACTGTAGCGTAAAAATTACCAGGCATATTAAAACACATACTAAAGGCTAACCAAGAGTTTACTTTAACTATTAACGGAGTTTATATGTCTGAGATTAACACGACAACTGATTTAGAAAAGCAAAGTCTAGAAGCACACGTAGACCTATGCGCTCTGCGCTACAGCAACCTTGACAATCGTCTAAACACTGTTGAACGCACACTCCTTAACATCCACGAAGACATCAAAAAAGGTCAAAACTCAATGACCAAAGTGCTAGTTGGCACAGCAGGCACAGTTATTGCAGGATTGCTATCAACTGTTGTTGTCGTTTTAATGAAATTCTAATCCGCTCACGATAAATAACTATATGTTATTACGTGAGTTTTTTATTGACCCCGAAGAAGATGTTCTAGAAGAAGGACAAACATGGGCACGTTCTGGAAAGAAAGTTGTGCGCAAGTTCCGTTGTAGTGGCGGTCCTCGCAAGAACCGTGTGGTTGCTAAGATGGCACAGTGCTTCGCAGCACCTGATATTAAAAAGCGTCAGACACTGAAGAAAACCAAAGCTAGACTGGGCGGAAGAATGATACGCAAAGCTAAAAAGACCAAGCGCATTAATCCAGCAAGTAAGCGTATTCAATCTTTAAACAAGAAGAGAAGATAATGCTATTACGTGAGCTTATAGAAGGCGTTACAACTATCTTTGGTAAAAGCGGAAACAAAACTGTTCGCAAGTATCGTTGTACTAGTGGCACACGCAAAGGACGTATTGTTGCAAAGCCTGCAACATGCAATGCTCCTAAGAATGTCAAAGCATCAAACACACTAAAGAAAACTAGACGTTCAAAAGGCAAGACGATAAGTATTAAGAGCACACGTACTAAACGTACAAATCCAGCAAGTCAAAAGCTGAGACGATTGAATACTGGACGTAGAAGAATTAAACCTAGAAATAGAAGAGGTGCAAGAATATGAGAATAGATGAAATAACAACAGCTAAGATTGATAAAGTAAAACCTGGTGTAGAAGCTACTGTTGATAATGGCGACGGCACTAAAACTGTTGTTGATCTTAAAAAGAATCCTAATGCACTTGTTAAAGATCCTGCAACTAAAAAAATCAAACTAAACAAAAAGCCACAAGCTGGCAATGCAACCGATCCTGCTAAAACACCTAAACCTGGCGATAGTGTAGAAGTAGAATGAGAATTATAGACATAGTTGATGAGATATACATGACCAATGAAGAGAAAGCTCTTTTGGAAACCATTAACGATGTCCGCCCGCTAGGATCATTTCCTGAGCGTGAGCAAACCATTATCAATAATCTAATTCGTAAAAGTATAATAAGTAAAGTACAAACGCAAAGTGGAACGATAGTGGTGATACGGAATGACAACTGAAAATCTATTATATGACCTTGAAGAGATTGTTAACCAAGGACTTGAAGACAGTGCTATACCACATTCACGAGGTAATAGCATCAGAATCAAACATATTGTGGTTCGCAAAAGTCCTAAGGGCTATTTGATATACGATGCCAAAGAGAACCGTCAAGTAACTCGTACTGTTTTTAAAACTACAGCCGTTGCTATTGCTAAGAATCTAGCACAAGGCAACGATATCACTGAGCAACTTATAGAATACGATAAAATTATGTTAAAACACTATAATGATGCTATATTTTACAAAAATTCAATTAGAAAATGCAAAGACAGTATTGCAAGAGAAATAAGAGAAACTAGACTAGATATATCAATAGAAGAATCGAGACGAGTACGCAGTCAATTAGACCGATTTATTTTTTGTTTGTGATAAATATATTATAGAACACCTATCAACAGGAAGATAAAATGCAAATTAGAGAATTTTCAAAGCCAGTTACGGCAGCAAAACTAAATGAAAGCCTAGCACAACGCTTTGGTTCAAAGATTAACATTGACGAGTTTACTACTGAGCAACTACAAGATGCTCGTAATAAATTGCGTACAAAAGTATTCAACGTAGAAACAACTGAAAGTTTCGACGCAGTACAAAACACAGAATATTCTAAAAACAAAATGTTTTTGGATGTTCTTAATGCTGCACTCAACGAGCGTGATGATGTAACAGTTGCAATTGACGAAGCTATTGAGCAAGTTAATGAAGGTGAAGAAGACAAAGCAGAGCTAGTAATGGCAGCCAAGGACATGGTTGATCGTGTTACTGGTTGGATGGAAGACACTGCTGAAATGCAAACTGAATCAATGCTAGAACTTGCAGATGCTATCCGCGACGAAATGGGCAGTGAGCAAGCAGAAGCATTTACTGCAAGTGTTAAACCTGCACTGGAAGCAATGTACGGCGTAATGGAAACAACACGTCAAACACTAACACAAGGTGTTGGCATGCTAACAGGCGAAGCCGAGCCAATGGATACAATGGGTGCTGAAGAGCCAGACATGGATATGGAGCCAACTGTTGATGGCGATGCAGACATAGATATGGATATGGAAGAGCCGGCAGCAGATGATGACTTTGGTGCAGCAGACGCAGCAGCAGGCGGAGAAGAACTAGGCGGACGTGAAAAGCGTGAGTCAGTAGACCATTCAAAAAAAAAGTAAATGAAGCTGTAGATAGTGCTACTATCTACGCTTTATTAAGACAACAAAAAGCAGCCGGAGTGGCTGCTTTATCAATGAACAAGCTAGACAAATACATGCGCAATCAAGGCAAAGGAAACTTTGACTATGAAAGCTTTAAAGCAATGTATGACGCTGATCCTAGACTACAACAGCTGGTTACTAACTTTGATCAAGACAAGATTGAATTCAAACAAAGTGAAGTAGACGATGTTGCTGGTGCAGTTCCAGGCAATCCAGGACGTCCAAGCGATCCTGTAGGTAACATGGCTAAGAACGCTACAGACTTAGGCGACGAACTTTAAATAACGGTTGACAAGGCTCCTATTTGGTGTTATTATATACACTAATAGGAGCTTTTTTATGACTGAACGATCGCAAGAAGACATAGTTAAAAACATTACAGAAGTAATGGAACAGTATGTAACCCCAGCAGTAGCACAGCACGGGGGCGAAGTTAACTTTGTTAGCTTTGAAAACGGTGTTGTATTGGTAGAACTAAGTGGAGCATGTAGCGGCTGCGCAGGCAGCACAATGACTCTTCAACATGGTATCCGACAAATGCTTTCATCAATGGTGCCTGAAGTATTAGATATTGAAGGTATAGACGATCCGATGTCAACAGTTGACCCATATTTTATGCATGATCCTTTTGGCATGCAACATATCAATTTAGAAGATTATGACACAGACTTGCCAGAGGAACCTGAAGATTGAGTTTAATTATAGAAAAATACAAGTACGAAAAACTAAAGCGTGTTGAAGTAGACGGCAAGCGCCGTTATGCAGCACCTGGTGGTCCTCCAGTAGCAAGTGTTACAACTATTCTTAGTGGTACTAAGGATATGAGCCATCTTATTGCTTGGAAGAAGCGTGTAGGCGAAGCTAAAGCACAAGAGATTGTAACTGAAGCAAGTGGCGTTGGTACACGCATGCACAAATATTTAGAAGACTATATTGAATTCGGCGAATGGCCTACTGCTGGTAGCAATCCTTATGCACAGCAAGCACACTCAATGGCAACAGTTATACGTGACGAAGCTATGGTACATGTTGATGAAATCTGGGGAAGTGAAGTTCCGCTTTATGTTCCTGGTATCTTTGCAGGCACTACTGACCTTGTAGGGCAATACAAAGGCAATCCGTGCATCATGGATTTTAAGCAGACGAACAAGCCCAAGAAGCCTGAGTGGGTAGAAGACTATTATCTACAGCTAACAGCATATGCTCTAGGTCACAACGAAGTACACGGTACAGACATCCGTGAAGGACATATCTTTATGTGCAGTCGTGCAGGAGAGTATCAGCAGTTTGATCTATGGCCTGATGAGTTTGCAGAGTGGGAACAAGAGTGGTGGAACCGCTGCCGCCAGTATTATGAGAAGCACGGATAAATACTACTACAATAACGTAGGAGTATTAGTATGGCCGTAGTTTCCATCAGCAGAATTCAAGTTCGTAGAGGACAAAAGAACACCGGTAGCGGACTGCCGCAGTTAGCAAGTGGTGAGTTTGGGTGGGCTGTTGACACGCAAGAATTGTTTATTGGTAATGGAAGCGTAGCAGAAGGTGCACCTTATGTAGGTAATACGAAACTACTAAGTGAAACCGATAATTTATTTGAGTTTGCAAATACATATGAATACAAAAGCGGCAATAGCATACAAACAGGAGATTCGGTTAATAATCCTGTATTAAGAACACTGCAAGCTAGACTAGATGATAGAGTTAGTGTACGGTCATTTGGCGCCAATGGCGACGGAACAAACCAAACAGAAGCTCTACAACGTGCCATTGACCAATTGTATCTAAACGCATCGAACAAAGGACAACCTCTGTCCAGAGTCGAACTTATTTTAGAACCTGGAGAGTACACAGTTACTAACACAATTTACTTGCCGCCGTTTACTACCATTAGAGGTTCTGGTGCTGATAAAACAATTATTAATGCTGGAGCTCATGCAGTTTTTAAAACAGTAAACGAAACAAGTACACCAGGTGTATATATAAATGATGCAACTAGTACAACACTTAATCAGCCTAGAAATATTAATATTTCTAATCTAACTATTAATACTACACTAGGCCCTGCTTTAGATTTACAAAGTTGTAAAGACAGTACCTTTAAAGATATAATTTTATCAGGTAATTATTCGTTAGGCGATACTATTGACGGGAACAGTGTCGGAATAAAACTAACATCATTGAGCACAGCAGTTAGTTCAAATAATAATCTATTTGATAATATACAAGTAAAGCAATTCTCTAATGCTGTTTATTCAGATAATGATATAACTGGTAATTTATGGACAAAAAGTACATTTGATACACTCTATCAAGGAATTGCGTTTGGTATTGGAACAATATTAGGTACAAGTGGCATGTTAACTGGTCCGTTAAACAATGTTATAGATAAATGTAAATTTGATAATGTGTATGCGAGTGCAATTCGTATTGACAACGGTACAGACAATGCTAGTAAAAATAATCAATATTATAGTGTAGGCAATAATGGCGGCACATCATCACTCAATCAGCATCCAGTTATAAAATTTGTTAGTAATAGAAATTCTAGTACAAATGATTGGTTTAAACGCAGCGAAGAACTTGGGTATGGCGAAGAATATAAAAATGGTGTAAGGTATCAACCAGAAGTAGAAGGGCCTGCTATTACAGATTTCAATACAACTCATAAACTTACTATTGGACAATCAGGAGAGTACTCTAAATTATTTAGACTTCCAGCAGAAGTCTCCAAAGGTTATGAAATTGATTATATCTATAAAAGTGACTCTGTTGATGCAACTCGACATGGCACATTAACTTTGGTTGTTGACCCAGTTGGCGACACATTTAACCTTTCAGATAATTTTGATTTCACAGGCGATAGCTTGTATGCAGAAAATTTAAAATTTACAGCAAATAATTACGACGAAGATGGCGATAATTCTATTGACACAACAGCTATCATGATGTTAAACTTAACTAGTAGTGATAGTGCTACATTATTTTACAATGTGAGAACTAAGTCGTAATAGATGTTTGATAAACCATATGAACAACGATTGTCACTCTGGCGGCAGTTTCGTACTGAGCTCGAGACCTCAGATAATCCGATACAGGAAGTAATCGACTTCTATAGTCAAGCTCCTGCATGTACAATCGCGGCAGATCCTTTTACTCCTAGCACTTGGCCAGATCCCTGGGAATTATTAGAGGAAAATAATTATTGTTCCTTTGTAAAGATTCTTGCAATTTGTTACACCTTACAGTTAACTGATGTTTTATCCCAAGCATCTTATGAGATACATATTACACGAGACAATAAAAAGTCAGCAACATATTATCTACTTTATGTTGATGATCAAGTAATCGGATTCAACGGAGAGACACATGTACATAAGTCAGAACTGCCTAATACATTACATTCTGAACTTGTACACTCTCTACAACCACAACAATAAATACCTAACAAATTAAAAGAGGAACACGAATGTCAAATGGAACAATGATCGTCAAGCGTGACGGTACAAAAGAACACCTCAACATTGATAAAATTCACAAAGTAGTAGAACATGCATGTGAAGGTTTAGCAGGTGTTAGTAGTAGTCAAATTGAAATGAATGCAAATATTCAATTCTATGACGGTATGAGTACAAATGAAATCCAAGAAATATTAGTACGTAGCGCAAATGATCTTATTTCATTAGATGCACCAAATTATCAATTTGCAGCAGCAAGACTGCTGAGTTATGGTGTTAACAAGATGGTGTTCGGCGAGTACAACGCAATTACACTGCAACACAATATTGATAAAAATATCGAACGTGGTGTATATGATGCAGAAATTTTAGAAAAATATACAGCTGAAGAGATTGCCACATTAGACGGTTATATCCGTCACAAGCGTGATGAAAACTTTACCTATGCAGGACTACGTCAAGTGGTTGACAAATACCTTGTACAGGATCGTTCATCAGGCGAAATCTTCGAGACTCCCCAGTTCATGTACATGATGATTGCAGCAACACTATTTGCTAACTATCCATCAGAAACACGTATGCACTATGTAAGGAGATATTATGATGCGACCTCACTTTTTAAAGTCAATATCCCAACGCCAGTCATGGCAGGAGTCAGAACGCCTGTGCGACAGTTTGCTAGTTGCGTCCTTGTTGATAGTGACGACACCCTTGATAGTATCTTCGCTAGTGATATGTCGATTGGTAGATACACTGCACAGCGAGCGGGTATCGGCATCAATGCGGGACGCATCAGAGGCGTCAACAGCAAAATCAGAGGCGGAGAAGTAGCACACACAGGTATTGTCCCGTTTCTAAAGAAGTTTGAAAGCACAGTACGTTGTTGTACACAGAATGGTGTACGTGGCGGCAGTGCTACTGTACACTTCCCGTTTTGGCATCAGGAAATGGAAGACATCCTAGTGCTAAAGAACAACAAAGGCACAGAAGACAACCGTGTGCGCAAACTAGACTATTCAATTCAGCTTAACAAACTAATGTACGAACGTTTGTTAACTGGAGGTGATATTACTCTTTTCTCGCCACATGATGTTCCTGGTTTGTACGAAGCATTCTATGCTGATCAAGACAAGTTTAAAGAACTATATGAAAAATACGAACGTGCTACAAGCATTAAAAAGAAAACTATTCCGGCAATGGAACTGTTTTCAGATTTGATTAAAGAACGTGCAGAAACAGGGCGTATCTACATCATGAATGTAGATCATGCTAACACGCACAGCTCATTCAAAGACACAGTGTACATGAGTAACTTGTGTCAAGAAATTACACTGCCAACTAAGCCGTTGAATCACATCGACGACGAAGAAGGCGAAATTGCATTGTGTATCCTAAGTGCTATCAATGTAGGAGTTATCAAGAATTTGGATGACTTAGAAGAACTATGTGATCTTGCTGTTCGTGCGCTAGAAGAAATTATTGACTATCAGCGTTATCCAATTCTAGCTGCCGAAAAATCAACTAAAGCTCGTCGTAGCCTAGGTGTAGGGTACATTGGACTAGCACATTATCTAGCCAAGCATAAAGTTCAGTATAGTGACGAACAAGCATGGAAACTGGTACACGATCTAACAGAAGCATTCCAATATTACCTACTAAAAGCATCAAATAATCTTGCTAAAGAGCGCGGCGCATGTGAGTATTTTGACCGTACTAAATACAGTGACGGCATCCTTCCTATTGATACATACAAGAAGGATATCGATGACATTGTAGCAAATGAGTTGAATTATGATTGGGATAGTCTTCGACACGATATCAAAGAGCACGGCCTCAGGCACAGCACGTTGTCCGCACAGATGCCTTCGGAGAGCAGTTCCGTTGTGTCGAACGCAACAAACGGCATCGAGCCACCTAGAGGCTACCTGTCCGTTAAGAAGTCAAAGAAAGGACCTCTTAAGCAGATTGTTCCACAATATCAAAGTCTTAAGCAGCACTACACCCTGTTGTGGGACATGCCTAGCAACGAAGGTTATATTAAGATAGTTGCTATGATGCAAAAATTCTTTGATCAAGCTATTAGCGGCAACTGGAGTTACAACCCAACGCACTTCCCAGATAACGAAGTGCCAATGAGTAAAATGATTAACGACTTGCTAACAACTTACAAGTACGGATGGAAAACAAGTTACTACCAGAACACTTACGATTACAAAACAGATCCAAGTGAATTAGAAGATGAAAAACCACAAGAGGCACTAGCAGTAACTACGCTAGAGGGTGACGAAGAAATGTGCGAGAGTTGCGCAATTTAAACGTTGACAGAAGACTTATAATAGTATACACTTGCTAGTATAAGTTATTTAGATATACAGAGGAAGTAAGATGGCAAAGACCGTTTTCAATCAAGACAAAGTAGATTTTACTAAACAGAACATGTTCTTCGGAGCAGATCAAAACACACAGCGTTATGATGTGTTTAAGTTTCCAGTGTTTGATAAACTTAACCAAACAATGTTGGGTTACTTTTGGCGACCGGAAGAAGTAAGTCTACAGAAAGATCGTGCAGACTTTGCTAACTTCCGTCCAGAGCAGAAACATATCTTTACTGCTAATTTGAAATATCAAACACTGCTTGACAGTGTCCAAGGACGTGGTCCGTGCCTAGCATTTTTGCCGCACGTATCACTTCCTGAACTAGAAGGATGTATTGTTACTTGGGACTTCTTTGAAACAATCCACTCACGTAGCTACACACATATTATGAAGAACGTGTATGCTGACCCTGCAGAAGTGTTTGACACCATTCTAGATGACGAAAAGATCATTGCTCGTGCAACAAGTGTTACCAAACATTATGATGCATTTACAGAAGCAGCAGATGCTTACACACACCGCGGCGAAGGCTCAATGCGTGACGTTAAGAAGAAACTGTATCTTGCAATGATGACTGTAAATATTCTTGAAGGCTTGCGTTTCTATGTAAGTTTTGCATGTACATTTGGCTTTGGTGAACTAAAGCTAATGGAAGGCAGTGCAAAGATTATTTCACTAATTGCTCGTGATGAAGCACAGCACTTGGCACTCAGCACACATGTATTGAAGTTGTGGGCACAAGGCAAAGACGATCCGGAGATGGCAAGTATTGCCAAAGAGTGCGAAGAAGAAGTTTATGATCTGTGGCGCGAATGTGTTGCAGAAGAAAAAGACTGGGCAGAGTATCTGTTCAAAGACGGATCGATGATCGGTCTTAACACTACACTACTGAGTCAGTATGTAGAATACATTGCCAACCGTCGACTAAAGGCGTTGGGACTCAATGCAATCTTTGATGCTCCAGTAAACACCAACCCATTACCGTGGACTACGCACTGGTTGTCAAGCTCAGGCTTGCAAGTTGCACCACAAGAGACAGAAGTTGAATCTTATGTTATCGGCGGCATCAAACAAGATGTGTCAACTGACTCATTAAAAGGATTCAGCTTATGAGTGAAACAATTGTATACAGCAAACCTAGCTGTCCAAATTGTGTAAAAGCTAAGAAACTTCTAGATGAAAGAGGAGTTTATTACGAAGTTAAAGAACTTGGGGTTGATATTCAGCCTCAAGAACTTTTTGACTTATTCGAAACAAAAGGTTTACCACAACCAAGAACAGCACCGCAAATTTTCTTAAACGGAGATTACATCGGCGGCTATGATCAACTAACAAAATATATCGAAGAAACAGGTTTTAACGGAACAGGATATACTTTATGATTATTGAAACACCCTACAAAGATGGCGACACAGTCAGCTTCAAACTAGCAAGCGGCGAAGAAATTGTTGCACGTCTTGAAAAAGAAACAGCTAAAGAATTTACATTGCGTAAGCCTATGGTTCTTATTGCACAAGCAGAAGGGCTGGGTCTTGCACCGTTTATGTTTAGCGTTAACCCAGAAGGCAAATTTATGCTTCAGGCAAGCTCTATAAGTTGTGTTGCCAAGACACAAGAAGAAATTGCCAAACAATACACGTCACAAACAAGTGGCATTGCAATGATTTAAGGAAAATAAATGACAGAAATTGCTACTCTAGATCCTGAAGTAACGCAACGCACTGCTTCACTAACCGAAGCTAGTGAGTCTGCGTTAACAACAGCAACAGATGCTTGTGCTTCTATGAATACTCTTGCGTTTTTGTCAGATGACATATCAGATATTGCCGCAGCCGCAGAAGAGGCAGCATCAGACATGCTAGCCGCAGTAGGAGAAGTAGCAGGCGTAGTTGGCGAAGTAGTAAGTGAAGTTGCTACAATAGTTAACGATATTGTTTTGTTGGCAGCTGAAGCCGCTACGTTAATTACTGACTTAATTGCAGCCGGATTTGAAGCTCTGTCAGATCTTTTATCACAAGCATTAGGAGGTGTAGAAGGCCTTGTTAACACAGCTATTAGCGGTCTAAACGATGCCTTGGGCGCGGCGGCTGAAGACATCGGTGCAGCTATATCAGCTGCTGCTACAGGTGTACAAGATGCTATTGCAACAGCAGCTGGTCTTGTAGGAGATATGATGCAAGCAATCGAATCCGGCGGGTGTAATGCAGTTGCCGGAGTATTAGCAGCATTGCCAGCGGCACCGGGAGGAGCTGCTGGAGATACAGCAGCAAGCATCCAATCAAGTGTCCCCCAACAAACTAGAATGTTAGGATCACCAACTGAACGTTATCCTGACGGACTAGTTGTTAACTTTAATATTAACAGAGAACTTCCGTATGCTGACATCCAATATCGAGGAAAGTTAACTAGAATGTACTATGAAGATGCACAAACAATGTCAGCTAGATTTGGCACCCTTGGACAAAATAGTGAAGAGGATATTACTTAATGAAAGAGTACAGACTAGCACGAGACGGCAAACTCTATAACTTTAATATTGATAGAAATCCTCCTAATATTTCTAGAGTTGTAGAGAAAAAACGTTGGGGCGACGGAAGCGAAGAGTTTCCAACAGTTGGTCAAAGATATACTTATGAAATTCTAGTATGGGGTACATTAGACGACTTAGATAACAAGTTTCCAGAATCTGCTGAACCAGAACCACCAGGCGATCCTGATGCAGACTTACCTGTTCCTGTTGATACTAACTCACTAATACCTCAAGAAGTTATTGGAGCAGCTCAAAATGCTA